AAATGCAAAACCTTAAAACCGTGAGTTCGAATCTCACCCGTTGCTCCACTACACTTGTTTAGGACTGAATCCGCGATGGTTCCATTCGCGGTGTTTGTTGATTTCCCAATATTGACGGAACTTTTTACGATCGTTCTTGAACTTTTTAAGGATGAATTGATCTGTAATAGCCAAACAACTTACAACATCTTGTCCGCCCATTTCGCCTTTCATGAATAGTGCATCACAATCCCAATAGTACTTTTCTAAAGCAGCTACGGGTAGTTCTTCAACAGCAAGTGCGAGGCTAAGTACAATAGCAGTAAACATATTTTTATTTATAGGAAGCGCAAACCAATTGGCGATGGTACCTGTCTTGAAAACAGTTGAGCGTTAATAGCGCCTTGAGGGTTCGACTCCGTCCGCTTCCGCCAGTTTATACAAGGAAAGTCTATGCGTATTCATGAAAATTTACTATCAGAAGAAGAAATTGCAATTTTAAGAAGTTATTGGGAAAACAACAAGGAAGAAGTCTATGTTAATGGTTATCAAGGTGATAATATCCAGGACTATAGATTAGACATCAAAGAACAAGATCCAGAATTTAATATAATTAGAAAAATAATTAAAAAGGATTTTCCGCAATATATGCAATCAAACGGAAGTGCTAAGTCAAATGTTTTTTTCTGGAGTGCGTTGCAAAGAGCTGTTCTGCCACACCTGTTACATATTGATGACTGTTTTGTAGATGATCGCCCTGCTTACACATACATAATTTCATTTGATTCGTATGACAAACACAAAACACTAGTTTGGAAACGTATATGCCAAAATGGTAATAAAGAACTATTAGAAGTTTTTAAAGATTGGCAAAAAAATATTAACAACATGACAAAACTACATTCAATTGAGGACATTGAACATACTCCAAAAATGAATGATGACTATATGATGGATTATTTTGATTTCGAGGGCGAATACGTGTATAAACAAGGAAGTGGCTGTCTTTTTAATGCTAGAAAGATGCACGCCACTTCAAACTGGAAAAAATATGGAGAGTATGAGTATAGAGAACTTTTACAAATACATATTACAATACCAGATCTATTGGAGTTTTAAAACATGTCAAACACTAACGATAAAATTAAAAATAGCACTCGTAGACATCGTGATGATACAGCAATTGAAAGACAAATAAGAATTGCCAAAGATTATCATATGCACCAAAACACAAAGTGGAAGTATATAACGCAACCACACCGTAATCATAAAAAACATATTTTAAACTGCGGTGATTCCAATTGTTCTATGTGTGGCAACCCAAGGCGCTGGTTTAAAGAAATTACCATACAAGAAAAAAAGTTTATGCAGGACAAATTTCATCACTATGACAAAGACGATATTGTCCGCTGATACAACTAATTATGGTTGACCAAAAATCCTAATTTTGCTATAATTGCTATACAGTAAACAACTAGGAGTGTGTTATGAAAAATACAATTGCTATTTTTGCAATTGCTATTTTTGCAACAAATGCAGCAGCAGATAACTGGCAAGATCCAAATGCCAAATTTGATGCACGTAAAAAAATGTCCGAAACTATAACATTAACCTGGCGCACAGTAGACAATGTGCAACAGGCATGTGAACAGGAAAGCAGGCGTAGAGGAAATGGTGGATTCGGATTTGGTGTAGAGGCTTGTAGTTTTTGGAACTTGAGCGGAACCGAATGCACAATTATAACTAGAAATAAATCCACACTACACGAACTGGGACACGAATTAAGGCATTGTTTTCAAGGCAACTACCATTGACACAAATTAGAACTTCAAGTAAAATGTTAAGTACATTAACTAACTAGGAGTTTTTTATGAACATTCGACTTCGTGCAGTATTGCACACAATTGGTATGTTTGCCTGTATATTTGCAGGTGCGTCAGCAGTTGTTGCTTTGTCCTTACTTGGTGGGGTTGATCCCACACTGATATTTACTGTTATTATAGGTGCATGTCTGGTATGGACCGTTTATGAATTGATGTTAAGTAAGTTAAAAATGGATGAAGAAATTGACGAGATTCAAAAACGTATTGATGAGCGATTGAAGTGATCTCAACTCCCAGGACAAGTGTTACGGTAGCACAGCAGACTCCAAACCTGCTGGACGGGGTTCAATTCCCTGGTCCTGGGCCATTATTTTACATTTAATTTTCAAGGAAAAAGCAATGAAATATCTAAGAGTAGGTGTTCCAATTTTTGTAGTTTTGGCGGTAATATTTAATGCAGTGGCAGCATATGGTGTTGACAACATGCCAGCCGTTCATGCAAACATTACAGCTCTTTGTGGATGGTTGGCCATTGCTGTAGATGAAGTGTTTTTCTATACTAAAGAATACATGAACAAGGATGTTGTATAATGTTTCATATTCCGTTGCGTGAAATTCCATATTATATCAAATGGCGTTTTCAACAATTCATGAAACGTTTTCGATAAACAATGGCGGAGGGGAGAAACGGTTTACTCGTCAGTCTCATAAGCTGAAGACATCAGGTTCGATTCCTGTTCTCCGCAACCAAACAAAAACGGGTCTATGGCCCGTTTTTTATTGACTTTAGCAAGTGTAGTGTTATAATTATGTATGAGGTGATAATATGCGTAAACCTGAACGAATTTACAAGGTTAAAAATTTAAGAACTGGCGAAGTGTTTACTACCAGTACCGTTTACGAAAAAGACATAGATGGCGAACAGTTCATTGGTGTGTGGCGTGAAGCAGATCCACATCGTAGGGTAAATTGGATACGCAGAGACAGCACGGTCAAGGTCAAATGAGCAGTCAATACGATCCACTCAATCCAGCAACATACGGTAATGCTATCATTGGTGGCTCAGGCAGTACCTACTCCTGGTCGAGTCCGACTATGACTCAAAACGGTGCCAAAATCCATGTGCAAGGCGATGCTGTATTTGAAGGTAATATTACCTGGCAAGATCGCGACATGCGTGAATGGTTTGAAAGTGTAGAATCAAGATTGGCTATTCTTAAACCAAATCCTGAATTGGAAGCAGAATGGTCAGAATTGGCCGAGTTAAGAATGAAGTATGTTGAACTAGAACGCGAGCTGCTAGCAAAGCAAAGGGTGTTTGATATACTTAAAAAAAGTTAAAGTTGCAAGTCTATTTCGTATGTTGCTGCTATACGTTTGACTAAATCGATTCTAGCCTTACCTAAAGATTTATCTTGCAGTATAGATTTTAAAATATCAAGTGCTACAATCATTGCCACTGCTTCGATTTGTTTCTCACTATCTTTGGGTTGATATTTGGGTACAGAATCAAATTTTTCTAGTAATGATGCAATATGAGTTTTCATTTAAAAGGTCCGTTTGGGTGTCAAGTATTCTCTAAATTCACAACTACCTGTCACTTGTGTGCCTTTTAAATATAGCGCCGGCAATGCCTTAGACAGTTCTGATCGACATTCACTTTCGGAAATGTAAAAGTTTTGTACTGTACCTCGATGATTGTAAGGTGGTTCGGAACTTAAAACAATAATGAGCAACAACCACATACAGATCCTTTTTGAATATTTATAGACAGTAAATGATTTTTTTGCTACACTATATACATGAATACTATTACTGTACCTGTAAACCGCGCCCATGAGGCTATTGTTTGGGCCAAAACCCAAGGTTTTAAATCATTTGAAGTACAGCACATGATGCCCGACAACAAGTATCATTTTAGATTTGATCAGCCCGAACAGGCCAGTTTATTTGCATTAAGATGGATGTGATTAAGATACGCAGATATGTTGCTAAAAATGAGGATATCGCTATTTGGGATGAAATTGCCGAATGGTGCCTACATCAATTCGGCATGCCTGGTGAATTGGGCCAAGATTGGTATTATAGAACCAATATAGACTACATGGATTTCTATTTTAAAAGATCCAGAGATGCAGAACTTTTTATAATGAAATGGATGTGATATGAAAATCGCAGTTTGCTCAGACCTCCACTTAGAGTTTGGGGACCTAGAATTAGAAAACACAGAGGGTGCTGATGTTCTGATCCTGGGCGGCGATATTTTTATTGCATCAGATCTAAAAGATTTCCTATACGACGATAGTGGATTGGTTATTCCTGTATTAAGTAGAGCTCGTGCCCGTGCTGAACGTTATGTAAATTTTGTTAGTCGTTGCTCGGAGCGTTTTCCTTATGTTATCTTTATTATGGGAAATCATGAACATTATCACGGAGACTTTGCTAAAAGTGATAAAATTATCCGTGATGCCTTTAATCCTTTGGAAAATGTATATTTTCTAGACAAAGAATGGCGTATCATCAACGGCGTGTTGTTTTACGGTGGCACATTATGGACTGATATGAATTCGGAAGATCCCACCACCATGCACCGTATTCGCATGATGATGAATGACTTTAATTGTGTAAAAAATACCGGCCAAGAAGGCAAACAAGTTTTTATGCCCGAAGATGCAGTAGAGGATCATCGAGCTTTTCTAAGTGATCTAGATGCTGTACTTGAAAAGCATCCTGACTTGCCTGTGGTTGTAGTAGGACATCATGCCCCAAGCAGAGCCAGTACGCATCCACGTTACAAAAATGAAATTGTAATGAATGGTGCATATAGCTCTAATTTAGATAATTATATATTAGACCGTAGGCAAATTCGACTATGGACACACGGTCACACACACGAAGATTTCGACTACATGATTGGTACTACTAGAATTGTTTGTAATCCTCGTGGGTACGATGGGCACGAAGATCGTGCCGATCATTTTCAACTTAAATATGTGGAGATTTAAATGAGACAGCAATTACTTAATACAGCAAGAGCCTATTTCGTTAGCAATATAGAAAAACATCGCATGAATGTAGAAGTAATGTTGGGCAATCCTATTGCCATACACGACCATACAGACTGGATGACAGCCATGGAAGCAGAAATTGCAGCCATTGCCGAATACGAAGATAAACTTGAAGTTATTAACAAATATTTTAAAGAATAATGCGTAATCATTATTGGACAATTGGACCATTTGCCGATTGGCTGCGTGGTACACCCAGTCCCGGTGCCTTAACACACCGTGGTTGGAAAGAGTGGCGTGCAGAAGCTGAAGCACGGCATCCTGTGCGCTATTGGTTGGCCGAAGAAGGGCTAGATTATCTTCAACGCTTTTTTTTCTACATACCAGACAAACTGTATGATCTCAAATACTATATCAACAATCGTTGGGTCACTTGTACCCACGCTCTTACTGCTAGTGCAAGCGATATTCCTCGCGGCCAGTGGCGTGATGTTGGCAGCAGGTTTCTTCCATGTCTGTTTAATGAACTTAGAGACTTTGTTGAGGTGGAGCTTGCTTGGTGGCATATAGCCTGGGAAGGTCAGGAATTCAGAAAGAAATATAATCCGCCATTTTGGGCAACTGGTTGGTTTCGTTGGCGCACTTGGCGTTGTGCTCAAGCCGGACTTGACAACTTAGCATGGCAAATGGGTCTTACAAATGATTGGCTAGATGACGACCATCCTGACAGACACAAACCAAGTCAACAAGCTAAAACTGCCACGGAAATACTTGAACTATACAAATGGTGGACTGAAGTGTATCCTAACCGTCCAGATCCCATGGATGCAAGTGGGTGGAGTGCATTCTGCGAACAGCGCCGACAGTCCGGTCGCGACTTTTTAGACTTTGAAGATCGTACTGATGAAGAACAGGAACAAAGTAAAAAAGCACTCGACCTTTCAAATGAAATAGAAGATAAGTATAATCGAGAGGACGAAGAAATGATGATTCGTCTAATTAAAATCCGTCAATCACTTTGGACTTAATATGAACTTTTTGGACATTCTTGGCTGGGCTGTTTTCTTTTACTTGATGTGGCAGTTGTTACGTTCTTGGGTATTTGTGCAACAACTTAAACATAAAATGAACGATGCCATAGAAGAAGCAGAATTGCTTAGGGAAGCAGAAAAACAGGTGCTAGCACTACGATTTGAACATGTGGAAGAAAATGGCCATCGAGTAGTTCTTGCTTATGGCAAAAACAACAAGTTTCTAGGCCAAGGTTTAACCGAAGACGATGCGGCTAAAAATATTCAACTTTACTATCCACGGCATCAAATACTAATTGTTAACGAAAAAGCAACAATTACAAAAATTTTAGATCCGGTTGACGCTAAATCCGTTTAGTGCTATAATACAACTCTGTACTAAATTATAGGTGACACTATGAGTATGCACATGGAAGGTCCTTGGCTGTCTCTAACGGGTAAACGCAAGGGCAAGAAAAAATTTGCAAGTGCTGAACAAAAACGTCAAGCAGAGTGGCTAGAGTCAGAGTGGCAAAAACTCAAAGACAAGTATGCACCAACATCTAAAATAAAATTTGAGCGTAAAAGTTTTGTAGCGCCCAAGCCTTTGCGTCGTGATGCAGATAAGCCACGTATTCCCAGTCTCGACACAGGCGTACAAGGTGCGGTTACTGTTCGTAAACCAATGCAATATACCGGAGACAATATTGTAGGCATTGGCACTATGCACAAGAGCAATGCAGTTCCTATCTTTTCGGACCAAGAAGCCAAAGATATCAGTTCAATGCGTAGATAAATAGGTACTTTATAAGAGGATTTGTGGGCAAAGAAGATTTAATTAGAATGACTGGCGTAGTAGACGAATTACTACCTAGTGCAATGTTTCGTGTTACATTAGATAACAATCATCAAATTATAGCTACCATTGCTGGTAAGCTACGTCAAAATAATATACGCATATTAGCTGGCGACAGTGTAGAGATAGAAATGAGTCCATATGATCTACATAGAGGTCGCATAGTTTATCGCACTAAATAGATACATGCGTAACATAATTGTCCTGCTAGAAGAAGATAAAAAACTAGAATTGAAAAAATTGCCTTACAGCGAAGGCGGGCTGGCACCAGTAATGAGCAAAACCACTATTGAAAATCATTATGGTAAACTAGCTCGTGGTTATGTGGATAGATACAACAAAAGCGAGGGTGATGCTGCATTTAATGAAGCTGGCGCATACTTGCACAATATATTTTTTCCTCAATTGAGAGCACCCAAAAACGGCAATAGCCCAACTGGTGCTAGTCTTGCTTTAATTAACAGACACTTCGGAAATTTTACAGATTTTAAACGGGACTTCGAAGAAGAAGCCATGAAACTTCAAGGTTCAAACTGGATATACCTCAGTCGGCAAGGTAAAATAAAAACAATAAAAAACCATGCCAAACGCAATGATATTGCTTTGCTAATAGATTGGTGGGAGCATGCCTGGGTTAATGACTATGGTGCAGATAAAAAACGATATCTAAAAAACATATGGCGTATTATAAATTGGGATTATGTTAACAGAAGAATTTATGCAGGAGATCGAGCATGATTGATTTAAATGAATCAGCAGTAGTTAAGCTAAAAGAATTAATAGCAGAAGAAGGCAACCCGGATTTAAAACTGCGTGTATTTGTACAAGGTGGTGGATGTTCGGGCATGCAATATGGTTTTACATTTGACGAAATGCAAAATGAGGACGATTTTGATCTGGAATATGATGGTGTAAAACTTCTAGTAGATTCGATGAGTGCCCAGTATCTACAAGGAGCAAAAATCAAATACTCAGAAGATTCCATGGGCGCAAGCTTTAGCATCGATAATCCACAAGCACAAACCACTTGCGGATGCGGAAGCAGTTTCAATCCTTACTAACCCAAAACAACTTAAATCCTAAATGCCATAAATACCTAGTATATAGGATGATTTATGGCACAACAACTTGTCACTGTAGGCAACGTAGCTGGTGATGGCACCGGTGATCAGTTACGAGACGCATTTACAAAGATAAACGAAAATTTTACCGAACTTTACAGCGGTAATGTGCAGGTCGCGGCTGCTAATATTCAGGTTTATACTGTAGCAGGTCGAACTGGTAATGTGACGTTGACAGTAAATGATGTCACTCAAGCAGCGGCCAAGTCATACGTCAACACTTCAATAGCATCTAATATATCAGCAGTTAATAGTAATATTGCCTCGTTAAGAGCCAATATAACTGCTGCAAATTCTAATATAAGTGATCACTCTGCACGAATAACAACACTAGAAGCCAATGCTGCGACTCAGTCATTGGCCATTTCAAATTTATCTAGCACAAAAGCTACAATTTCCTACGTCGATGACAGCATTTCTCTTGCTCTCAGTAGCAATGCAATTTTACTAAACGTTGACACAATTAACGCAAATGTTACAGCAGCTAACGCTAAAATAGCATCCTTGGAAACAAATGCTGCTGCTCAAAGTATTGCAATAAACACAGTTAACGCAAACATTGCAGCGGCTAACTTGGCATTACTTAACAAAGCTAGCCTATCTGGTGCTACCTTTACTGGTAATGTTCAGGCGACTTACCTACTTGCCAGTAATCATATTGAAACAGACGAATTTCTTAAAGTAGGTCCCTCAAATGATCTAGGTCAACCGTTTGCTAATCCAGCAGCATTATTTTATGGCAACGCTAGCGACTATTATCAACTAAATTTACAAAATATAGCCTCAACCGGTAGCGGAGATCTAGTAGTCACAGCCGACGACGGAGCCGATGGCGAACATTTTATAGCCATGGGTATCAATAATACCGGATGGGCTGATCCTAATTATCCAATGGGTTCGCCGGGAGATGGTTATCTGTGGATTACAGGGGGAAATTTACAACTAGTATCACGCGAAGACAATATAGAATTATTAGTAGGAAATATTTCCACACCACAGGTTGTTCTTACACAATCAAATATTTTAAAATTATCCTCCGGTGTAACGCTGCAATTTGGCGATGGTTCTAGTCAAACTTCTGCTTTTAATAGTGCTTCTTACACATCAACAATAAATTCTATAGATGCCAACATCGGGCTAATAGCAACCAATCTAGCTACTTTGAATAGTAACGCAGCTAGCCAGGCATCCGTATTAATTACATTAACAGCCAATGCAGTAACACAGGCACAATCATTGGATATTTTGTTGTCTAACGCAGCTACGCAAGAAACAACTGTTAATAATTTAAGTGCAAATTTAGGCACAGCCACAATCAATATTACCGCATTACAGTCTAATGCAGGGTCACAGGCTGTTTCTATTAATTCATTGAATGCAAATATTGGATCATATCAAACTTTTGCAAACGCTAATGCGGCTGCGCAAGCAGCAACTCTAAACACTTTAAGTTCTAATGCAGTTATACAAGCGCAGGCTATAGATAACTTGATCTCAAATGCGGCTACACAAGGCGCTTCGTTAAACACCTTAAGTGCAAATATTGGTGCATACCAGACCTGGGCTAATATCCAGATCCCTAATCTGCCACTGTTTTCGGCCAATCTTGGTGCATATCAAATATATGCTAATGCAATAAATGCTACCACACAGGCTAATTTAGGTGCGTACCAATTATATGCTAATGCCAATGCCGCTGTTCAAGAAATTGCAATAAACACCATAAATGCAAATATCATTGCAATGAATTTGGCTATTGCATCTGGACCAAATTTACAAGCAGTTTCTAGCAATGTATTACCTAGTGCTAATGTTACATATAGCCTTGGTAGTCAATCAAGACAATGGAAAGATTTATGGGTTAGCAGTAACACAATATATATTGGAGGTGCTGCATTAACAATACAAAGTGGTAATTTGTTAGTCAACGGTAATCAGATTAATTATTCTACACCTGCATTTGATTTTGGAACTTTTGGTTCACCAATAAATTACACACTAGATTTAGGAACGTTTTAGGAGAATATAATGGCATTACAAATACGCCGCGGATTGGCAGCAAATAGAACTTCAATAACACCGGCTGCTGGTGAAATAATTTTCACAACAGATACTAATCAAATTTATATAGGCGACGGAAGTACCCCGGGCGGAAATCCAGTTGCACTTACTGCAAGCGGAAATATTACTGTAGGAAATTTAACTATAAGTTCTCCTGGAGTTATTGACCTAGGCGGTAATATTTTAACGTCTGGATTAGTAGGTACATTAGCAAATTTGACTTCTGCTGGTGGTGACATAATTAGTTTGTTTGCTAATGCAGCTAGTCAAGCAACAACATTAGATACTTTAACTGCCAACGCAGCAACACAAAGTGTAGAATTAGTAACATTAACTGCTAACGCAGCAACACAAAGTGTAGAATTAGTAACGTTAACTGCTAACGCAGCTACACAAGCTACAACACTGTCAACATTAACTGCCAATGCAGCATCACAAGCAAATGATCTAAACACTTTGTATTCGAATGCCTCGGCTCAGGCAGATTCACTGACTATATTGAATTCTATAGCTTCAAGTCATATTGCTAATTTAGCAGCTCTGACAAATAATGCAGCAGCTCAAGCTACATCAATTGACATAATTAATGCAAATGTTACAGCAGCCAATTTGGAAATAACTAATTTAATTTCAAATGCCGCTACACAGGCAACTTCTTTGTTGACACTAGATGCCAATGTAGGAGTTTTGACAACAGACCTGGCTTCTTTAGACGCTAATGTAGGTGCAGAATTATACACCATGGGCAATTATCAAAACTGGACAAGTAATGTAACAACCATATCGTCGGCACTAGATCAGTTGGCAGAAAGAATTAAAAATTTAGGTGGTTAAATAAAGAAAACGGAATAAAAAATGGCTATAGATTTAATTGATGTAGGTGCAACTGCCAACGATGGATCAGGAGATTCAATCCGGGCTGCATTTCAAACTGTAAACAATAATTTTGATTTTGTAAATGGCGGCTTATTTGCAGGATCAGAAGCTACCACTATTAGTGCAGTCAGTGTCACCGGCGGAGTAATAGTATCTAATACATCAGTTACTGCCAATTCTACTACATCTAATAGTGTAGTGGTTACTGGTGCACTAGGAGGCAATTTATTTGTTCAAAGTAATGGTGCTTACATAATTGGTAACGTCAACATCATTGGTAATTTAAATGTATCAGGAACACAAGCAGCGGCACAGGCCCAATCATCAACTGCTTCGTTGTTAAATTTACATTACTCTGCTTCGCCATTCCTTTTAAATGATAGTAGAGACATTGGTTTAGTTTGGCAGTACTACACTACAGGACCAGAAAAAAAAGCTTTTCTAGGCTGGCAAAATTCAACTGAAAGTTTAGTTTATTTGGATAACATTACAGAAAACATTTCTAATGTTATCACAGCCGGTACTCCAGGGAACGTGCAAATTGGCTCCTTACTGATAGCTAACTCAACAGTTGCTAACAGCAATGTTTCAGGAGCTCTAAATGTTACAGGTGGAGCGAGTGTAGGAGGTAACCTATATGTGGCAGGCAATGTGGTTTCAACTTTTGCCAATGTAGCTAATCTTGCTGTAACTGGTTATCATGTTGGCAACATGTACTTTGCAGGAGCGGATACAGTTTACATAAATGGTAGTCCAGTGCAAACAGCGGCAACTGCATTTAATGGTGGAACAATTGGTCTAGCTACTATATTCAATGATGTCACACAATCAACATCGGCTGTGTCTGGTGCAGTACAAATCAGAGGCGGACTTGGCGTAGCCGGTAACATATGGGCAGGAAATATTCATGCTAACATTGGCGGTAACGTAAGAGCAAATATTCAAGGCAATATTTTTACTTCAGCTCAACCATTTATAACTAGCCTAGGAACACTTACAGGTTTATCAGTTCAGGGTCAAATTAACAGTCGTGATATTGTTCCAGACACAAATTTAACTTACAATATCGGTTCAAGTAATTCTACTAGATACAATAAAATCTGGGCGTTTGATACTGATTTCAGTGGTGCAATGACTTTGGCAGGTGAGGTAACCTCAACTGCTAACATAAATCTTAATAGAGCATCAGTTATAGGAATACAAACTACTACCCCGATTGCAGAAATATTTAATAGTGCAGCAACCACAATAAGAATTGGCAGCGGAGGGATTACCGAATTCAACAGCAACTCTCAGGCTGTAAGTACCTCAACCGGAGCAGTAAGAATTCGCGGCGGCATGTCCATTGCCAGTGGCAATTTGTTTATATCAGGCTCAGCTGGAACAAGTTTAACAGCTACAGGTAATATAATAGTAGGTGGAAGCATTTTACCCACAAACGGAAATTTAACTCATAGCTTAGGTAGTACAACAGCATGGTGGAATAATGTTTATGCTGGTACCTTCAGAGGCGAATCTGTTACGGCGAGATATGCCGACTTAGCCGAAATTTATAAATCAGACGTGCCCTACGAATATGGCACAGTTGTAATTTTTGGTGGATCAGAGGAAATTACTACAACAAACGAACAAGCAGATGTTAGAGTAGCAGGAGTCATAAGTCAAAATCCAGCGTATCTCATGAATAATTCTGCAGAAGGTCTGCCTGTTGCTCTGCGAGGACGAGTACCAGTTCGTATAACAGGTCCAGTATCCAAGGGTGATTTGTTGGTAACATCAACTATACCTGGTTATGCTAAAAGTGTAGGTAGAGATAACAGTTACGGTTTGGCTGTATTTGCAAAAAGTCTCACTGAAGATTATAGAAATGGAACTAAAATAATTGAGGCGGTAATTTTGTAATGAGCACTATTACTTGGTCAACTCCACGTGGCAATTTAGGAACTATACCAGAATCAGAATTTTTTTCCTATAATTTAGAAGCGATTGATAGTGATCAACAACCTCTCTTCTACAGTTTTATAAGTGGCAGTTTACCAGCCGGCCTATATGTGACCCAACAAGGTTTTTTGCGAGGAACTCCGATACTTCTCAGCAATTATGATTCAACACAAATTTTTTCATTCACAGTAAGAGCAACTAATCCCCAAGGACGAGTAGCCGACAGAACGTTTTACGTGACAGTAACAAACAATTCTGGTCCTTCAATTACACTGCCTTCAGATCTAATTGGTGCGTGGTTTGATGGAACATATTTAGAATATCAGTTTCAATACACAGTTGATAATCCTAATTCGGTTCCAGTATTTCAAGTTGTGTCGGGATCGTTGCCACCGGGGGTGTCAATTTCAAGTTCAGGATTGTTGCAAGGTTACGTAGAAATTATTAGTCAAGATATTACACAAACAGGTTATGATGGTTTAAGTAACGACAGCAACATATATGATCCAAAAACAAAAAGCACCGACAGATACTATAATTTTCAACTACAAATATCTGACGGTTTAAAATACGAAACAAAAAATGTTACATTGTTAATTGTAAGTAAAAGAAACTTTACAGCTGATAATGATATTACATTAATTAACAATAGTTTTATTAACATTGATGCGGACAACAATTATAGACCTACAATAATTAATTCTCCAGACAGTTTACCAGTTTTAACTTCCGGAAGTGTCTTTGCATATAGATTTTTAGCGTATGATCCTGATGACGAAGATGTATCCTGGGAAATTGACGAATTGGCTTTTAGCGGATTAGACGATTTAGATTATCCACTTGAACAAATATTAAACGGCAATGGCACAGGAGGCCCTTATACTTTATCTATAGTTCCAATCAATGCTGCAAGAATAGTTGTAAGATTAAACGATATTTTGTTGACAGCATATACTGATTATACCACAGCCGGTGATCAACTTACTTTTACTGGTGCTACTCCCCAGTTAACAGACACTATACAAATTTTATTCATTGAAGTTGATTCTGGTTTCGATACATTGTTATTTGATCAGGGAGCGTCAGGTCTACCGTCTGGATTATCCATTAATGAGCGTACAGGATGGATTTTTGGTACTTTACCAGCACAGGTATCTGAGTTTGTAACTTATACTTTTAGAATTACTGCCTTTAGAACCGCCGACCCAACATTAAAAAGTGATGCGGTTACATTTAATCTAACTGTTCAAAGAACTTTAAATGAGGAAATAGTGTGGGAATCACCTAGTTTCCTTGGTTATATTGATAATGGCACAGTTAGTGAACTAGCTGTGCAAGCTTATAATACTTTAGGGAAAGAGCTTACATATTCGTTTTCATATGACGACCCTTACAAAAAACTACCACAAGGAACCAAATTTTTACCTTCTGGAAGATTGGTAGGAAGAACTACCTTTAGGTACTTTTCTTTAGATGGCACTAATGCTATTTTAAACCTGATTAATACGACAGGATTAGAAGTAGGTATGCAGGTAGCCGGGCCCAATATATCATCAGGCAGTAGAATCATTGCAATTACAAGTGCTACCTCAATTGAAGTAAGGCCTGCAATCTATGTTAAACAAGGAACTCTTTTAACATTTTTTAATTTAGATCAAACAATAACAAAATCAACAACAACAAATGCAGTATCTATTACCATTGATAATGGCAGAACTACATTTGACCAATTAGCAAGATTTACTGTGCTCGCTACAACAACAGATGGTACTTCTTCTGCTAAAAAAGAATTCACCGTAATGGTGAGACCAAGGAATTTGTCACCATTTGAAAACATTTACCTAAGATCATTGCCGTCAGAGCAAGATAGAAATTTATTACGTTCACTTACTACAAACGAAGAAATTTTTACTCCTTCGTTGATTTATAGACCTGATGATGCAAACTTTGGTGTAGTAAAATCTTTTAAATTTTTATTCTTGGCCGGATTACTACCTAGTACAGCAGAATCATTTATAAATGCAATAAGATTCAACCATTACAATAAAGTAATCAATTTTGGAGAAGTAAAAACGGCTCTTGCTAAAAATGAAGATGGCGAGATAGTTTACGAAGTTGTTTATGTTGATGCACAAGACAGCCAAGCATACGACACACTAGGACCAGATTTAGTTATTGATTTAGATATTGCAAATGGTTTCGTGCTTGATGACACCGAGTACCGCACAATTTATCCAAACAGTTTTAACAACATGCAGCTGAGAGTAGAAAGAGCACTTGGGTATTCCAATAGAGGCGCTCTCCCTACATGGATGCTTACCGTGCAAGAAAATGGCAGGATTCCGGGACTAACAAGAGCCATAGTTTTAGCATATGTTAAACCAGGTGCTAGCAAACTTATTGCTTACAGACTAAAGCAAAGTCTAAAAACAAGCGAAGTTAACTTTAGTTTCGTCGCTGATAGATATCAATGGGACAATTATCTGTCAGAATTTTACAACCCAGAAACAGCCAAATTTGAACCAAGTGTGCAAACCACTTTTGACAAGTATATTAATCAATCAACCACAGGCGATATAGTAAGGACTTCGGTTATAACCACAACTGTAAATTCTACAACTATGATTGTTCCAAATTCGGTGAAAGTTGCATATGGTTGGTTAGTTTCAAGTCTCGACGACGAGTCAATTATAGAAGCAAATGTGCAAGTGATTTCTACTACAACTAATGCAATATCAACAGTTTTAGGACTTTCGTCAAATGTATCTGCTACGGCTGGTGCACTGATAAAAATTAATGGGGAAACAAAAGTAGATTATGCAGTTAGCGTACCGTTTAATAGTATCAACAATACACTTTTAAGCAGACTGAGAGCTAGTTTTTACATTGATGGTGTAGTAAATTTCTTAGAGGGTGAAACTCTTATATTTAAAATTCAAGAAGGTTTTGTTGGAGTCGACAACGACGGTTGGGTAGATCAAAACGGTAATATAATACCAGGTTATTTGGAAAAAATTTCAAATTCTTCTGTTATTAACAAACGCAGCGGAGCATGGAAGATTACCTGGGAAGAATTAACCGAAATTGGATTTGATGGTGACGACGTAGGATTTGATGCGCCTTCGGGGGATTTAGTAAATGGGTACTTTGATCAAAGCGGAGATGCCGAAGTTAAATTATTGTTCCAAAACGAAATTGTATTTAATCAGCAAGTTTACATAAGGTCGGGTAAAAGCTATCCAACAAGCATATTAACATACACCACTAGCCAAGGCAGTGCTATTCCATATTTTATTCCAGTAATTACTACAATTAGAACAGCCGAAACCACGTTTGACGGAGGCACCTGTTGTGTGCGTGAGCGTGATATTCAAAGAGGAGCAAAAGGTGTACGTGGTGGCACTAACTTTAGCACCAACAGGGACAAATATGTCAAACCCGAAACTAAGGATAAATATATCAAGTTCCCACAAAATGGAGTTTTTGTATAAATGACAAGCCAAGTTAATCCAAACAATATCGACGGTACCTACCCTGTAGCCGGGCAAGACAATGATAGTCAAGGTTTCCGCGACAATTTTACTAATATTAGAAACAATTTAACATTTGTTAAAGCAGAAATAGAAGATATTCAAAACAAAGCTATCTTTAAAACTGCACTTAATAACACTACCTTAGATAATGAATTTGCAGGTAATATTATTTCAAATCCATCTTTAACTGCGTGGAGAGAAACTTATAATAATATCGGAAGTGCAAGCGGATCTGTAACTGTTAATTTTGCCAATGGTAATTTTCAAAAAATTACAATGGCAGGGGCAATGACACTATCCTTTAGTTTTCCAGCAAATACCAATAATCAGCTTGCATCAATTAAATTATGGATAGTAAATCCAAGTGCAAGTTATACACTTACATTGCCTAGTGCAGTAACTTTAGGAGATCCTGACACTATCGCAGGATTAAGCGGCACGAGCCCTCCTATAATAACTTTTACATCAGCTGAAATAGCAAATAATACCAATTATTTGTTTGAATTCTTTACAGTTGATGGTGGAACCACAATTGGTATTAAAGATTTAATTAGAAACCGTGATGTAGATTTATCAGGTTTTACAATCAGTGGCAATTTATCATTAGACAATGTAACTGCTAGTGGAAGTTTATCTGCTAGTGGCACAGGTATATTTGAAGGAAATATATTAGCCAACTCAAATACCAGTTCTAGTACAACTACTACAGGTGCATTAGTTGTTCGAGGTGGAGCAGGTATTACCGGTGATATAAGAGTGGGCGGTACAGTTTATGCCACTTCTTTTGTTGGTACTGGTGTTGGAGGTAACGTTGTTGCTCCAAGCGGTACGGATTCTACAAGTTCTACAACTGGTGCTTTGGTAGTAGTAGGGGGTGCCGGCGTAAGTGGCAATTTGTTTGTTACTGGCAATGCAGTGTTAGGTTCATCAACAACTAGCAATGTGGTTGTTGCAGCTACTACAACATCAATATCAACTACAACAGGTGCTTTGGTAGTCAGTGGCGGTATTGGTATTGCTGGAAATATTTTTAGTACTGGCAATGCAGTACTAGGCTCATCAACAACTAGCAATGTGGTTGTTGCAGCTACTACCACGTCAACATCAACTACAACAGGTGCTTTGGTAGTCAGTGGCGGTGTTGGTATTGCAGGTAATTTAAATTTACCAGCCGGATCTACTAGTATAGTCCCAATTAGTTTTGGTGTAGGTGCCACTGGCGGTAACATTACCGGAGTACAACAAGGTGCATTTGAAGCCAATCTTGGCGTGGGTGCCACAGGAACAGCCTCCAACGTTTTATACTTTGCACCAACCAATGTTACATCGTCCGGAGAAGCTTTAATTCCAGCTACACATTATTATGTGTTAGGTGGTAATATAGACTTATGGGGCAAAGCTCAATTAAATAGAGTCAATTCAATCACAGAGATACCATTGTTCGGAAATCTTGCTGCGGGCTCTCCTGAATCAAATGCAGGTTTATGGATTGGTAACGTAATGTTAGCTGCTGGCACAACTTACGAAATGGATATGAAAATTCATTGTGAAGCAAGTGCAGCTCTTACCAGTTCGAACATTGCGTTAAAATTCTTAGGAAACGCAACAGTAAGTTATCTGCAATATGATACAGTGTTTGTACCTGCTCGCGGTACAACATCAACTGCGGCTTCGACTACACATTTCTACAACACAGGAATTTTACAAGGATATGGTGCTGCGGCAACAACTATAGCAGCAGCTGGTACACCTTCCAATTTCATGATTAGAGCTAAAGGAATTTTTAGAATCAACGGTCAAGGAACATTGTGTCCTACGTTAAACTTTGGTGTAGCTCAAAGTACTCAAACTATAGCCACTCTAGCAGGTAGTTACATAAAGTGGACCCCAGTTGGTACAGCAGCTAACATAGCTATTGGTACTTCAATGGGTGCACCATGGGCAGGTGGTGTAGGATACTAATATTCTAAAAAGTTGACTCCTAGCTTTGCATAGTTTATAATTGTGCAAACTAGGAGTTTTTTATGACTGTAGATTTGAATAGATACAAAGAATTTGTCGAAGCAGTAACTTCCAAACCCTCAAACAATCTTACCACATTTATCAATCGGTTGGATACCCTAGATGCTAACTTTGATTACGATAAAGATGCTCATGGCCCGGATATAAATGTTCCTTTATTGCTTACAGCAGCACTAGGACTAGCGGCCGAAACAGGCGAATTTTGCGAAATACCAAAAAAGATATACTTTCAAGGTAAGCCTTTAACTGAAGAAAATGTTTTTCATATGAAGCGTGAATTGGGCGACATCATGTGGTATTGGGCCAATGCTTGCCGTGCTTTAAATTTAGATCCTAACGATGTCATTGAAGAGAACGTAAATAAATTGAAAGCACGTTACCCGGGCGGCGAATTTGATGTACATCACTCCGAAAATAGGAGAGAAGGAGACTTGTAATGCATCCACTAGTAGGAAACTTAGAAGAACTTTCAAACGAAGAATTGCACAAAAAATATAATGATTTAATGGCGAAGTTTAATCAAGCTCATAGACATGGTCCAACTAGTGTGATTCCACAAATGCAGTTGATACTAGAAAACTACAAGTTTGAAATGGAAAAACGTAATCGCAAAACACTTGAAGAAATTGAACAAAAAAATAATAAATTTAAAGGTATAATTGATATTCAATGAAATCAGACAATTTTGGTCAAGTTTACGTATCAAGTAAAGAGCTTTGTGATATTTTATATACACAACCAGAAATTGATATAGGCCAATTTTTCGTAGAAGATTGGGATCAATACAATAGTTCCGTTAAAACAACGTTTTCCAATTTACCTTTAGTTAAAGAGTATCATCCATTACCAGGCAACTATTCCTTAGATATGTTTCATAATACAAACCAAACAACATGGAACATGCCCGAGGACTATGCTACATTAGACATAGCACAATGGATATTAGATCAATGCAACACTCAAGAGGAATTACAGCGTGTAGGCCAAGAGTTACTTTTATATCAAGAAAGAAATTTATTCCCGCTGCTCAAACAACTGAAATATGTAGTAGATACATGGAGAAAATACAATATAGTTTGGGGAGTAGGTCGCGGATCAAGTGTGGCTAGTTATGTGCTATATTTAATTGGAGTTCATAAAATTAACAGCATATATTATGATTTAGACATAGCCGAATTTTTACGATAAATAGGTACAAGGAGATTTAGATGAAAAAGGTATACACAACAGCAAATGGTAAGCAAGTTAATCTTGACGCACTCATTTCAGACAATGAGCAAACTATCGCAGTAGGAAACATGAAAGTCAATGCCCGGGGAGACAAACTAGGACCTGGTGGTAAAATTGAACAGACTAAAGAACAAATTATGAAAGAGTATTATAAACTAAACACTCCGGTTGCAGTAGACACACCACCGCAACCCCATCAATCCAAAAAGTCAAAAGATCTAACCGACGATTGGGTAGAACCAACTAGTGATACAGATTTTGAAAGTGCTCCGACTGCAACAGATTCAAAACCTAGTTTACGTGGTAAACTAGCAGATTCTGTATCACAATCAAAAGTAGTTGAAAAAACTGAAGTTAAAAAAACTGGTCCATCAAGAATTTAATAAGAGGTTATAATGAAATTAGACAATCCGTTTGATCAAAAACGAGGATATCAATTTGGCTTGGAAATTAACGGCGAAATTAAACCGTTGCATGATAGTATTATTGTTTCAGACATGAGTTTCGAAGCTAGACAATTATCTAGCGGTATAGTGTTATTAGGCGATGATGGTAAAACTGACGGCATACGTCCACGTTGGGGCAAGGTATATGCTGTTGGTCCAGAACAACAAGATGTTGCAGTAGACCAATGGGTGCTTATAGAACATGGTAGATGGAGTCGAGGCGTAAAAATTTTAAAAGACGGTGAAGAAATTGTAATCCGTCGTGCAGACCCCGAAGCCATTATTTTTGTTTCAGACACTGAACCAGATAACGTAGATTCAATTTCAACAGCAGTTCACGCAGAACGTCGCACAAGAGAACAATACGAATGATATCAACATTACCATTGCGAAGAGCTCATAGACTTGAGCTGACTGATTACGGCCATGAAGACCATTGCATTTGGTTAGAAATGGATCATCAATTTGAACGTGTTCCTAGTTTTAAAGAAATTTTTGATTACTATGCAGTAAAAAATTATTGGAGTAAATGGATTACTCCGGGTATGACTTGTATAGATATTGGGGGACATTCGGGTGATACTGCTATTCCTATGATGGTATACAGTCGTGGCACAGTATTAACAGTTGAGCCAAACCCTACTATCAGACCCTACTTGGAACTAAACTGTCATATTAACAGGCACTTGGGTGGTACTTTTGTTGTTGCCTCGGAAGCTGTCACTGACAAGAATGCAGATAATTTAACTTTCAAGGATCATCATAATGGCATGTGTAACGGAGGACTAATTGGCGAAAATTGGGATGCAGAAACACAGGCCAAAATGGCCGGAATGAGTGGCGACAGTATTCAAGTTTCAGGCATGACTTTGGAATCCATGCTAGAAAAATATCTAACCAACGACGAAATAGCTAACATTGGCTTTATCAAAACAGATACAGAAGGACATGATATAGAAATTATTCGCAATATACGTGATATTCTTGTACAATATAAACCTGTGCTGTTTACAGAATGGTTCGCTCAGTATAGTCAAGCAGATTCTCAAGAACTATTTCGAGTAATCAACGATGCAGGCTATGTTGCACTGAATCCTTATACAATGGAAGAAGCAGATGTAGAAATTCGCAGTGAAGATTTATTATGTTTACACAAAGATAATCTATGAAAGAACTTTGGACTGAAAAGTATCGCCCACAAACACTAGATGGATACGTGTTCACTGATCCTGCACAACGTGAACAAATAGAACATTTTGTTCAAGAAAAAAGTGTTCCTCATTTGTTGTTTACTGGACCAGCTGGTACAGGAAAAACCACATTGGCTAAAATTTTAGTCAATAGTTTAAACATTGATCCTTATGACTTTTTACAAGTGAATGCCAGTCGAGATAACGGTGTTGACTTTTTAAAAAGCAAAATTGAAGGCTTTGTTAGTACGTTGCCATTTGGTGATTTAAAAATTGTGCTACTAGATGAAGCAGACTATCTGTCGCATAATGCACAGGCCATCCTACGTGGACTAATGGAGACTTATCAGAGTCAAGCAAGATTTATTCTCACTGCCAATCTTGCTCACAAAATTATTGGTCCTTTAAAAAGTCGTTGTCAGCAAATTGTCATTGACAAAACAGATCAAACTGAATTTACTAGTAGAGCAGCAACAGTATTAATCACCGAAGGTATTGAATTTGACTTAGATACTCTTGACAGCTATGTTAAAGCAACTTATCCAGACTTACGTAGTTGTTTAAAATTGCTTCAAACAAATAGTATATCAGGCACACTCTCAATATCACGAAGTTCAAGCAATTCTGGCAGTACCGATTATAAACTTGATGTAGTTAACTTATTCAAGCAAGGAAAAATTCGCGAAGCTAGAACATTATTTTGTTCAAATACGTCTGCTGATGAATGCGAAAGTGTATTTACTTGGATGTATCAAAATCTAGATCTCTGGGCATCCACGCCCGAAGGTCAAGACGAAGCAATCAAGATTATACGTAAAGGTGCAGCAACTCATTCTTTAGTAGCAGATCATGAAATCAATCTTTCTGCCACATTTGTTGAATTAAGTCAAATATGAAAAAACAATCAATTTATCTAGTAGCAAATTATACTGCTAAACCAAAAAATCCTGCAAAAACACATATCAAAGGATACATGAAAGATCCTGCAAATGTGCGTTATGATGAACAGGTACACATTAGTACAAAACTGAGACCAAAAGATATTACTAGTGCTAAAATAATTATGAACTTGAGCGACAAGGTTGTCCAGGTGAACAATTTCAATCACAACAAAGACTTTAACGAATTGTTCAAGTATTTTTTCAAGGGTTATCACAAATACATCACAGACATCATGGTCCAACTTGACGCAGAATATTTTAGTTCAATGTTAGACGAACTACAGGCAGAAGTAGACGCTGAAAAGAATGAAGAAGTTCAAGCTTAGTGAAAGCGGTGCTAGAGGTTGGTTTATTGGCAACTTCCCTAACGCTGTAGTACGTACTCAAGACTTTGAATGCTGTTGGCAATCCAATCCAGCTGGCGCAAAAGATCGTCCGCATGTACATAAAATAATTACCGAAGTTCAATTGATTACTCGAGGTCGTATGATTATCAATGGCATAGAATTTGGTCCAGGAGACATTTATGTTTCTGAACCAGGTGAATCATACTATGCAGAATATTTAGAGGATACTGAAGTTGTTGCAGTTAAATTTCCCAGCATTCCTGACGATAAATATTACGTATGAACCCCAAAATGCTTAAAGCCATGCGTCAAAAAAGAAAGCGGGAAATTGATCCTAATGCTCCTCCGCGACCCAATCTCATGAGACACGATGTCAAGCTCAAACAACAAGACGAGATAATTGATAGAATGAACAGAGAAGTGCATTATCTGAAAGATACTGTAAGAAGATTAGAAAACAAACTGTTTAATCAAACAAATTATCTTGACGCATTACACAATAAACTAAGAAAACAATGACAACTTTGTATTTAGATATGGACGGAGTTGTGGCAGACTTCGACGAGTATGCCCATCGAACTTTGGGATTGCCTCCTAGTGCCGGCATTTATCCCGATGATCAATGGCAAATTTTAGCTGAAAATAAAAGAATTTATCGAGATTTAAAGAAAACTATCTACGCAGATCAATTGGTTGATGAGTGTAAAGATTTAACTTTAACTAAAGAATTTGATTTGCGTTTTTTGACCGCGGTCCCTAAGGCCAACGACATTACATGGGCCTTTTATGACAAAGTCATATGGGCACAAACCTATTTTCCGGGTATACCTGTGATGTTTGGTCCTTACAGCAAAGACAAGTGGCAACACTGTTTTCCGGGAGACATTCTAATAGATGATAGATCAAGCAATATAGATGAATGGCGTGCAGCAGGTGGCATCGCCATTCATCATGTTGGTTTTGATTCTACACTATATGAACTTTTTAAGCTGTATTAATCCTCCCCGTAAAGTTTAAGAACTTCAGCTACAGCAGGATGCCTACGAACATCCTTGACTGCAAATTCCACGCCAGCAATGTATTGGCTGTCAAAGTTTTTAATTAGTCTTTGAAAGTCCAATAATCCGTTGTCCTTGGCCCTACGGTCGGCCTGCTGCGTATCACCTGTTACGACCATCTTGGAGTTTTCGCCTAGTCGAGTTAGCAGCATCTTCATCTGACTTGGTGTCGCGTTTTGCATTTCGTCTGCAATAATCCACGAATTTTTAAATGTCCGCCCTCGCATGTATGCTAGTGGAGCAATCTCAATATATTTTTCTTCTAGCAGACGCGATACCTCTTGTGGTCTATAATACTCCTCTATGATATCAAAGATGGGTCTAGTCCATGGCTCCATCTTTTGATTTAGTGTACCCGGCAAAAATCCATGTTGCTCGTCATCAACGCCTA